CTGCGCTGACAACCGATGTTGGAACGCTTCCATTGCGTTCAAAACGCCAGCCAATTCAGCAATCTGGCTGTATCGCTTGGTGAACGCCTGCATATCCCGCAGCGCCGCGCCAAGCACCTGCTCCCGAAAATCAGGCTCGGACATGGCGCGCTCAGTGCTGGTGTAGGTGCAGCCTTCCTCGGCCAGCGATACTGAAACAAACGCCCGCGGCGCGTCTTCCCGCTGGTCGTTCTCACGCATCACCACGACATGGCGGATGATGTATTTCGCCTGGTCCTCGCGGTAACTCGAGGCAGCCTTTTTATCATTCCACTCAAAAGCAGGATGCAGAGGCGCGTCCTTCGGCCTGGATGCGAGCACTACGGCGGCGGGGGTGAAGAACCCATTCTGCTCCGTCCGAATGCGCTCCAGCTCGCGCCCCGCCACCTCTGCCGGGATGGAAAGGCGCGCGCCTGTTTTGTATGCGTAAACCATGACGTTTTATTCTCCGTTCTTCGCAACGTGGAAAAGTCCGAACATGCCATCACGCTGGGGGCGCCACTCGCCCACGCCGATGCCAAACCCGGCGATGTTAAACAGGTGCATGATCTGCTCCGCAGACAACACACCTGCATTAAACCGAATGGGAATGGTGACTGACCAGGGATCGAACTGGCCGCGGTAGCGAATGTCCGCCGTGCCCATGCCGACACGCACCATGTCCTGCCGCATGGTCGGGGCCGGGCCTTTGATTTGCATCAGATCGCCGTTAATGTGGAAAGCGCCACGTGCCTCAACCTTGGTGACGCCATCCACATGGCTGCATGCGTCAACGGCCGCTGCCTTAAAGGCGACGGACGGGAAGCCCCAGCCTCCCGCCGGATGCGGATACAGAGAATCCCTAAAATCCGCCTCAGGGTTCTTTGCCGGCTTGGCCTCCTTCGCCTTTTTCATCTGCTTATCCAGCATTTCCAGCTTCGCCTTATGAGACCAGGCGTGACAAATCAGGGGCGCATCCCCGATCAGTTTGATTTCAATCAAACGGAGATCCAAACGAGGCAGCTTGATTGCTTCAGTGATTGGTGCAGTAGTGCTCTTAGCCTTGGGCATGGGTTCTCTCCATCCTGGGGTTAGGCCAACTCGGATGCTTCAACCATCCGCGTTGGCTGTTTTTATATAGCGGCCCTTTTTGAAAGGACTACAATACCCATTGTCCAATGGGGGATTATTGGCAGCCGTCCAATCGCCGAAATGTCTTCTTGACACGGCGTCACGCGAAACCCTATGCACTTATCACGCTACCGAAATAGCGGCCATCTAAGGTGCCACCCGTAGGGTCTGGCGCCTTTTTGTTGTGGGATTTTCTTAATCCATGCAGGCACGCATTTGGACACCGGAGATGGACGCCGAGATCGAGCGGCGCCGCATGGATCATGAGACGTTTCGCGTGATCGGTGCTCATTTCGGGGTGAACGAGGGCGCTGCTTACAACCGGGCCAGATACACGGGCATCCTGGCCCGGTGTAACAAGGCATGGGCTGAGACAAAAAGCGCCGCCCTTGCCGTTGAAAACGTCTCTAAGAGGCGATCTGTGCCATGGGACGATGGGCAACCATTGCCGGCGGGCCACCCGATTAGCTGGGGGGTTTTGAACGCAGGCTTGATTTCCATGCAGGGCGTTTCGTTCGCGTGAAGGTTTTCTGAGTTTGCGGGGAGCGCACTCTACCGTTTGACGGGCGGCAAACGCATCGCGTGACTTGCGCCGCGGACCCGACCCGCAATTCCATGTCCGGGTCTGCAATGGCGTTAACAGGGCCGCTCCTAAGTTTCCCCCTGAAAGTTGCGTCCGCCCATAAACCTGGCCGAAATTAAGGTGCTATGGAAATAGACCTGGCCGACCTGGCTGAGATTCAAGGCGCGCTTTACCGGGCTGACTTCGGGATGTTTTGTGAAGCCGCGTTGGCACCGATCAATCAAAAGCCGGCAGCGCATCACAAGATGCTCATACGGAAGCTGCAAGCTGTCGCGGACGGAAAGATCAAGCGGCTTATGATCTTGATGCCTCCGGGCAGTGCGAAGACAACTTACGTGTCGCAGTTGTTTACGGTTTGGTGGCTGGCGCGCTTTCCGCGTTCTACGATCATTGCCGCCAGTCACACTGCCGATTTGGCCGAAACGATCAGCCGTAAGATTCAGATTAACATCCGCGACATGGGCGATGTTCTTGGTTACGATCTGGCTACGGAAAGCGTATCGGGCTGGACCACTTCTGCGGGCGGAGAATACAAGCCCGCCGGCGTTGGCGGGCCTATAACGGGCCGGCGCGCAAATCTCGCGCTGATAGACGACCCGGTGAAAAACGCGGACGCCGTTGCTACGGAAGCCGCGCGGGAAAAAACCTGGGATTGGTTTGTGACCACGCTGCGCACACGTATGACGCCTGGCGCCCCGCTCATTCTGGTAATGACGCGCTGGCATATGGATGACCTGGGCGGGCGCATGCTGACACGGCAGGGCGAGGCCTGGGATGTATTAAGGCTGCCCGCGCAAGCCGAAGAAAACGATCCCCTGGGCCGCCAACCCGGTGAATTCCTATGGGGTGACGACACATACAATTACGCCGCCGACCTGAAAGCTGCCAAGGCAGAATCTGAGGTCAACGGGTCGATGCGTGTGTGGGAGGCGATGTATCAGCAGAACCCGCGCCCGATAGAGGGTTCGTTATTCAAGTATGAAAAGGTCGGTAATCCGCTTCCCGCGGCGCCGGCAACAGGGCAAAGCGTGCGTGGCTGGGACTTAGCCAGCACATCGCAAAGCGGACGGAACGACCCGGATTGGACGGTTGGCGTAAAGCTAACTCGGATGCCCAACGGCGAGTTTGTTGTTGCGGACGTTGAGCGTTTCCGCGGCGGCCCAGACGAGGTTGAGGAACGGATTGTAGCGTGCGCTCGCAAAGATGGCGCTGGATGCCGTATTGGCCTTCCACAAGATCCAGGGCAAGCCGGCAAGACGCAGATTCTATACCTCACACGCAAGCTCGCTGGCTTTCGCGTTGAGAGCAGCCCTGAAACTGGCAATAAAGAAACGCGCGCCGGCCCGGTCGCCGCGCAATGCAACGTCGGCAATCTCCGCATGGTGCAGGCTTCATGGAACGCCAGTTTTTTGGATGAGTTGAGTGCGTTTCCGCACGGGCAGAAGGATGACCAAGTGGACGCCCTTTCCCGCGCTTTCTCGATGGTCGGCCTTTCAGCACGCCCGCTGATTTTTTCCGATGCCGACTTGGCAATGATTTAATGTGGCCATTTCGTAAATCGCGCGAGCGTGAACGCAAGGAGCCGTTTGCCCGCGCTATTGAATTGACGCCTGCCAAACGTATCGTGCCGCAGTGGGGCAATGTGCCCGCGCCTGAATCCGACACATCATACACGTTGCCGATTCCACCGCCTGGTGTGGTGCCGGCCGGCGCCGCTACGATGGCACAAGACGGCATGATCGGCGCTACATGCCAGTGGGCGATGGCTCAGTCTGGATACGCCGGTTCGATGTTTCCTGGTTACGCCGTGCTGTCCGAGTTAAGCCAAAAACAGGAATACCGCCGCGGTTCCGAGGTTTATGCCGAGGAAATGACGCGCCGTTGGATTAAGATCACGACTCACGGTGACGCCAAGGACGACAAGATCAAGGCGCTAGAGACGGCGCTGGAAAAATACCGGGTGCGTGACACGTTCCGTCGCGCGCTTGTGCATGACGGCCTCTACGGTATCGGCCACATTTTCATCGACGTGGGCGCCGATGGCACCGAGCTAGCCAAGCCTTTGCTGCTTAGCCCTGGCAAGGTGACAAAGGGTGCGTTGAAGGGCATTCGCACGATTGAGCCGCTATGGTGCTATCCGGCGCAATACAACGCCAGCGACCCCTTGCGCGCCGATTACTACAAGCCCACCGCATGGTTTGTGCAGGGGCAGCAGATTCATTCGTCCCGGCTAATGAGCATTATCGGCCGCGAGGTGAGCGACCTGCTCAAGCCGGTCTACATGTTTGGTGGGTTGTCCCGCACCATGATGGCGAAAGACGCCATAGAAAACTTTTACCGGACCCGGCAGAGCGTTGCGGACTTGATCCATTCGTTTTCCATTACGATTTTGAAAACGGACTTGGCCAACACCATGCAGGTTGGAGGAATGGCGGCGGTCATCGCGCGCGTTCAATCTCTTGTTCAGTTCCGCGACAACCGCGGCGTGTTCGTGGCCGATCAATTAACGGAGGCAGTAGAGAACGTTTCAACCCCGTTGGGCGGGCTGGACGCGCTACAGGCACAATCTCAAGAGCAGATTGCCAGCACGCAAGCCATTCCGATTGTCAAGCTGCTGGGGATTGACCCGGCCGGGTTGAACTCGACCGCGGATGGTTCCATTCGCATGTTTTACGATAGCATCTCCGCCGATCAGGAAAAGCTGGTGCGCGCGCCACTTACCGCAGTTCTAAACTTGATTCAGCTATCTGAATTCGGCGAGATTGACCCTGAGATAGGGTTTGATTTTTTGCCGTTGTGGCAGATGAGCGAGGCGGACCAGGCCAATATCCAGAAGGTGAAGGCCGACACGGCGGCAGTAATGATTGAGGCGAACGTGATTTCGCCCGAGGAAGACAGGCAGCGTTTATCCAGTGACGACGCCAGCTCGTATCATGGGCTGGATATGTCGATGAAAGTTGAGCCGCCCGCAGACCCGTCCGACGACCCGGAGATGGAAGCGGCGTTACAGGGTGGTGAGCCACAGCCTGATGCAAGCGATGACGTTCTAAACGGTGCTCAAGTCTCGTCCATGGTTGAGATCGTATCTCAAGTGGCAGCAGGAGTGCTGCCGCGTGATAGTGCGATTGAGGTGTTAAAACT